GCATCGAGCCTGTTCTTGGCGACTTTACCGGTGTTGATCTTTCTATGTTCGATTGGGTGGTTGCTGGGTATATGCTTGGACGCAAGTCAACGAAGAAAGAGCGGTTGTGGATGAAGTCAATTGTTCATCAGAATAAATACCAGATAATACGATGACATTCGAGATTATTCATGCAAAGGAAATTAAGAAGTCGAAACTTCAGGAATGCTTTTACTTCAATTTGAAGGCTAACAACGGCGAGATAATTGCCACTTCAGAAATGTACGAAACAAAACAAAGTTGCATTAAAGGTATTGCGGCCGTGCGAAAATGTTTCTTTGCTAAAGTGATTGATAAGACATGAAATTTACTGTTGTACTTCCTTCATATCTCGGTCAATACGGCGGCGCGGCTTCGCGGCGACCTGAAAAGCTGATACGTGCAGTTAATTCGGTCATTGCCCAGACGTTTACGGATTGGGAACTTCATGTTGTGGCCGATGGTTGCCAGGATACGTTAGGGATAATGAGGCAATTCGAGGACGAGAGAATACATACGACGCTGATTAAGAAAGCTCCGATGTGGGATGGTGCGCCACGTAATACTGGAATTGAAAAGGGCCAGGGTGATTATATTATTTACATTGACGGTGATGACTTCTGGGGCGAAGATCATTTAAAGGGTATCGCCGCCGGGCTGAAAGATTACGACTGGGTTTATTTTAATGATTATATTTGTAATCATGACGGTACGTGGATACAACGGCACTGCGATATTAAACGCCTGGGGATGAACGGAACATCAAATATCTGTCATCGTCGCACCCTTGATGTGCGGTGGGGTCATCGCGGGTATGCACATGATCATTATTTCAATCAGAAACTTTTATTTTATCCTAAATATGCGAAGATAACGGCAGGGCAATATTTTGTCATGCACATCCCGCCAAATATAGACTTATGAGCAAAGTAGCAGCAATAACAATTACTTATAACCGGCTTGATCTGACAAAGCGGACAATCAAATCATTTTACGAAAAGACCGGGGTTGACTTTCATCTGTTCATTGATAACGGTTCAACGGACGGAACTGTTGAATGGCTTGAAAATTATAATCGTATTCTTTTGGGTGAAAATCTGGGCATTGCAGCCGCGTTCTACTACGCCGTTAATCAGTTAAAGGATTATGATTATATTCTTAAACTCGATAATGATGTCGAGACTGTTACCGAAGACATGATTGCCAAGTTAGTGCGTTTCATTGAGGTTGCTGGCCCTCATGCCGTTTCACCGCCCGATCTCATGATTGATCCTGCGTTTTATCCGCACATTTATTCACGAAAGAAAATAACTGATCCTGACAGCGGATTTATTTATGATGTTGAATATACTTCGCACACGGGCGGGGCGTTTCAGCTTGCACCTACAAAATATTGCCTTCAGATGGTCAATCAGTTCCAGGCACTCAAAGGCGGCGATATGACAATCGGATGGTATTATAAGTCGATAGGTTGCCCGGCGGCTTACATTAAGAACTATGGCATGAACCATATCGGACTGAACAGAAGCACTCCGGTAAAAGATTATATATTTTGAAATACGATCTCATTATAGTCGCCGCATCGAAAGATGATGCTCTTCGCAAGATGACGCAGGAGGCTATTGATAGTTGTTTAATGGATCGTGCAGATGTTAATGTTATTCTTGTCGAGACATTTAAAAAATATACTTATCGAAACGTAAATACTGAAATATTCTTTGAAGGTGAGTTCAATTATAATCATTGTCTTAATTTAGGATTAAAGCATCGTAAGGGCGACGTTCAGATACTTGCGAACAATGACATTATATTTCAGCGTGGCTGGTCGTCGATAGGTGAAACGATGAAGACTTATGGTTATCTCTCTGCATCGGCCTTATCGAACCATCCCCGGCAGAAGGCATTTCAGCGCGGTGACTTTGCTTACGAGGGTTACGAGATATGTCTTTATGTTACGGGTTGGTGTCTGTTTGTTGATAAAAACGTATGGGATAAGATTGGCGCGCTCGATGAAAGTTATCGTTTCTGGTATTCGGATAATGTTTATATTGAACAACTGAAGCGCGCACATATAAAGCATTTTCTTATTTGTAACGTATTGGTTTTACATTATATCAGCCGGACACTTGCAAAACAAGACAGGAAGACTAAAATTGAATTAACTAATGCCGAAAGAAAAAACATACAAAACCGTAATCGAACACATCTACAAAAGAAACTATGAAGATATCGGGATGTTCTTCTTTGTCGAGGGTCAACGCCAGGTAGTTCCAGCAGTGACGATTGAACAGGCTATCGATAATTTCTTTCGTTATATGTGTATCAGGGATTTTAACCACGACAGTGCAATGACAACATACGGGCGTATAAAAAAAGAGTTCAATGAAGCTGCCAAAAAGGATAGATGAGGTACTGAAGAAGAAAGACGCTTGGATCGCTTCGCGTGAGGGTAAGCTTCAGACGGTTGTTATGAAGATGCAGGAACAGTTACTTGCAAAACTCATGGCTGACATCATACCCCAATTGGAAACCTCCGGGGGTAAAATCCGCAATACGCTAAAGAATTATCGGTTATTGAACTCGCTCGATAAGATGTATGATGAGTTCAATGGCGTTCAGCGCATTGCTTTCGTTACCGAGATAGGCGATACGGTGAAAGGCATTGCGAAATTAAATAAGAATTTCTTTAGTGTTTCGCTTGGCGTGGCCGTGCCTGATTTATTTGAAGACATTCTGAAGGGTGCCGGGGCGTTGCTCGATGAACGTGTCGGGTTGAAAGGTGGCCAGATCATCGCTGGTAGTTTTCTCGAAGAATTGATATCGAACCGCGCCTTATTACTCGATGTTAAGCAGTTTATGTCCCAGGCCGTCACGGCACAAGTGCCGACGAAGACATTCATTAAAGGACTGAACGATCTGGTTGTCGGTACTGAAGAGAAACCCGGCGGTATTGATAAGCAGTTCAACCGTTATGCACATGATCTTTATATGCAGTACGACGCGGCTTACTCGGCCCAGGTTGCCGATAAGGCCAAGATGAATTACTTTATTTACCTCGGTGGCAAGATAAAAGACAGCCGTGATTTTTGCGTGGCACACGATGCGCGCGTTTGGTCGCGTAAGGAAGCAGAGAAGTGGCCGGAGTGGACACCCGGAGAGGGTGAATATCCTGCCGGTTACGAGATAAAACAAAAAGATACCTCGGCCGTTCCTTCGTACCTGGCATATCCGGGTTATTCACCGCTTATCGACAGGGGTGGTTATAACTGTCGTCATCACCTGGGATGGCTGAGTGAGGAACTTGCATTTGAAATGCGACCGGAGTTGAAAAAATAAATTGTGAATGTTAATAAATAATGTTTAATTTTACACAAACATTTTATAAAATGGCAAATAAAATCAAATGCTTCGTTAATGGTCGTGAGTTAAATCTCTCGCCGCAAGCCTTCGACCTGGCAAAAGAATACTTCGGAGCTGAAAAGGTATCTGATATTATTGGATCAAAACCTATTGAATTGAGCAAACCGCTTTTGATACCCAAGCCGTTGACAAAGGAAATCATACCACCTGTTGAAAAGGTTGTTGAAAAGCCTATTGAGATTGAGGAAATAAAAAAGCCTGCAAAGAGAACGGCTAAAAGGGCAAAGAAATGAGAGAGATAACATCGAAGCGCAATCACAAGACACAGATCATTACCGATGAAGAGTGGATGTGGCTTGTGAAGACTGACCGGGCAAAGAATTTTATCGTTACACTTTTGCACGATATTAAAATTCCTTCCGCTCCGGTCATAAACAAAGAATTGCTTAAACCTAAAATACAAAAGAAAAAATGACTGATACTGAAGTCAAAAGATTAAATGGGTTTCTTTCCAAAACCTTAAAGATGGAAGCCGAGGACATGGCAAGCCTTTATAACGAAGCCGGGGAGCTTGTCTCCTTAACCGCAGCCGAAAAAGCGGATACCGCGCGAGTTGCAAAACTCAAAGAGGATAACGAGAGCCAATACAAACGGGGCCAGAAGGAAGTGGCCTCCAAACTTGAGGCAAAGCTGAAGGATAAGTTTGAGATAGAGTCCGAATTGACTGGTGTTGATTTAGTCGATCACATTTTATCAATCGAAATCGAAAAAGTAAAAGGCAAAGGAGCTGAAGATATCACGGCACACCCGGAGTATCTAAGGCTGAAAGCTGAGAGCGACAAATTGCTGAAGTCTAAAGATAAGGAGTACCAGGCGAAAATAGCAGAACTCGAAACTAACCATACGAAACAACTGATGTTTTCAAAGGTGAGGGATCGTGCGTTTGCCGAGCTTGACAACCTCCGGCCTGTATTACCAGAAGATGCGAAGAAAGCCCAACGATGGAAAGAAAAATATATCGAGGAGTTTCGCAATTATGAGTTCAAGGAACTCGACGGCAGTATAGTTGTTCTTAAAGACGGAAAGCCGTTGCAGGACGGTCATGCTTACGATGTATCGTTTGAAGACCTCGTAAAGACAACCGCCTCGGAGTTCTTTGATTTTCATACTGCCGAGCAACGTAGTTCGGCCGGGAATAAGGACAAAGAACAAAGACAGGTTGCCGCACCAAAAAACGATGACGAATACGTTGCTAAAATCAGAGAGGCTAAGACACCAGAGGAGAGAATTAAAATTATGGAGTCTTACCAAACTAAAACAAAATGAGTGTAATAGGAAGTGTTGATTGCGGGTACTTAGCCACCCTTCAGGCTATGATGGACAAGATATGGGTTGACCCGATAGCTAACATTGATTTGATAGCTGATGTCGAGGCAGCCAAAGCCGTCCTTGAAAACCAACAGGTGAATTTCTCTGAGATAACGGGGAAAAAGAAAAGAACCATGAGCCTTGAATGGCAGACTAAATGCGATATCACTACGACCGCATGTACGGATGATTGCGATATTACGGGCGAAGATATCGAGCCTTTATGCAAGGAATACGAGATCGAGTGCCTTCGTGAAACCACGTTCCTTGTGCCTGAGAGGGTTTATAGGGAGAGGACAATCACGATGCAGGAAGCCGTCGCACGTAATTTGCTTCTGCACAAGAAAGCCCTCGACGAGTGGCTTGCCCAGTACATCGTTACTGGCCTTGTGGCTAATGCAGGAACGAACGCTTATACCGGTGGCGTAGGTACCGTTGCCGCCGCCGTGACTTCGATCCCCTCGAATATGTGGGATGACACGATATGGGGTTATTTTAATCTCGTGTCGCGGTATAACAAATTCAAGTCACCGTATCTGCTTACCGGAGACAATCTGTTTCAGTTGATCTTCAACCGTCAGCATGAGGCAATGACCGAAGCCGGTAAAGCAGCCATGTCGAAGATAGGAACGATCCGCAAGATTTACCAAGACCCGGAGAACGTCGAGGCTATTGCCCCGAACTATACGTTCCTTATCCATAAGACGGCCGTTGCGTTTGTTAATAAGGCATGGTATCCGCTTGGTGCCGTCAATGCCGAGAAACGTGCCGGTGTTTACTGGATGTGGTCTGAAGCATCGAATAACATCCCCGGTGTTTATTATGACATCTTCCTGAAGGAGGCTTGCGCCGAGAATGATTTCACCCAGGCTTACAAGGTGCAGCTTCACGGGTTGTTTGCCACTAATCCTTATCCTTGCGATGAGACTGAAACCGGTGTACTTGCATTTGGTTGTAGTGCCTGAGATTAGTATAATTTTATGATAATAATAAGGGATATTTGATTAAATTTGAATATCCCTTATTTATTTTTATGAAAAAATTAGTTGGGATTTATAGAATACAATCAAAGTGTAAACCTAATCGTTGTTATATAGGAAGTGCTATTTATATACGCGGCCGATGGGCAATGCACCTTACTGATTTAAGAAAACAAAGGCATCATTCAAGTAAATTACAAAATCATTATAATAAGTATGGAAAAGATGATTTGGAGTTTTCTGTTCTAACGTGTTGTGAAAAATCTCAGTTACTTGAAGTTGAACAATTTTTTATTGATGCTTATAAACCGTTCTTTAATTCAAGACCAAAAGCAGAAAGTGTTTTAGGTTTAAAGTGGAGTGATGAGAGTAAGAAGAAATTAAGCAATTCATGCAAAGGTCGTATACCCTGGAATAAAGGATTAAAGACTG